GAAGTTGTCATTGATTTTATCAAATGCTGTTCTTAATGGATCACCTGTACCGTCATTAGCACTAGATCCTATGTTGATTACTTGTCTTGCCATGTTATTTAAATCCTCTTTTGTTATAGATATTTATACTATATTTTATAAACCTAATGTAATTATTACACGTTTATTGCCACACGTTGAAACTTGAACACTAAACTATCGTCTGATATGTTTGTTACCAAAACCCTTACATTGTTACCACTTACGTCTGCGGAAAATGTTGTCAATGGCCCTGTGTGATCTGTTGTTGATCCAAAGGTACTAATGTATGCATCAGAGCCGTCGTGTGTGACATTGGCTTCAACAATTTCAAATCTGCTATTTGTGGAGTCTGACATTGAAATAAAATATTTTGCACTTCTTACAACTGTTTTATCAAATGTGTTGAGAACACTGGTTGCCGAACTGGCGACCGTTGTGGATGCATCAGCAATAGATGAATTGCTTAAAGTTGCTCCAGCAGTGGCGAAAGACAACACGCCAAGGCCGTTTGTTGTAATAAATTGTCCTGCAGACCCATCTGATGTTGGAAAGGTGAAACCACTAATTCTCACGCCGCCAGTTCCATTCCCCCTTAACTCTAGATTGGCATTGGATGCATTGGTTGCCACTATGTTGTCTGATATGGTTATTCCGTCGATGGTCAGTGATGCTGTTGTGCTTAATGAAGTAAAAGATCCTGCCAACGGTGTTGACCCACCAATGACTGTGTTATCTATTGTGCCGCCATTAATGTCCGCTTTTGACATAACAACTTGTCCTGTCCCTGCCGGAGCAATGACAAGATCAGAATTGGATTGTGTTGTTGTGATCTTGTTGTCGGTAATGTTTATATTTGAATCTATTGTAAGATTTGAAACTAGCACAGTTCCAGTGCCTCCTGGTGTTAATTCTAGGTCGGCGTTTGAACTTGTTCCTATAATGTTGTCGTTAAATGTAATATTGTCAATTGTTGTTGTTCCTGCCAAAGTTGTAGTGCCAGTTACATTCAAAGTAGAAAGCGTGGTTAGTCCTGACGGTACTGCCAATGTCGACTCCAGTACAGCCGCACCTGTTAGAGTCGATGTGGATGTTACAGTCAAATCGCCATCAACTATAAGTCCGTCATTGATGTTTATAGATGTTGAGTCATCTGAACTTAAAGAAGTTCCTTTTATTTTTATTGATCCAAACACAACGGAACCTGTACCGCTTGGTAATAAATTTATGTCTTCATTAGATCTAGTTCCTACGATATTATTATCGTCGATCCTAATAGCCGGAAATGCAACTGCACCAGTACCTGCTGGTTTGAAAACCAAGTCATCATTAGACCTCACAGCACTTATTTCATTGCCAGTGAAAGAAATAGTGTCTACAGTGAAACCAGGAGCGGAATAAACCTCAGTGAAATTTTCATTCACTTTGATCATCGCGGCTCTAAGATTATCTCCTGTGCCGTCGTTTGCGTTTGTTCCTATGTTAAGTGTTTGTTGTGCCATATTAAATATTCATTAACCTTCTTACCACTGTAACAGTGTGCGTATTAGTATTACTTATCGTGCCTCGAAGTCTCACATCGTCCCCACTTATATCCGCTGAGAATGTTACTAGATCCTCTGTGTGGTTTGTCACCCTACCGTAAGTGGATAAAAATACATTAGAGCCATCGTGTGTTAGGTTTACATCTAGTGTTTCATAAAGTCCTAATGCACCACTGCTTGGATCACTTATTGATACATTGTATGATGCACTTCTAAATTGCGTTTTATCGAAAGTGTCTAGAGTGGCAATTGAACTTGGTGCACCTGCCGCCCTAGCCAAACGTATTCTATACATGTTCACTGTGGTGTCTGTATTTTGTTGGCTGTTTTCTGCTCTCAATTCTACATTACTACCGTTATGTCCTGTCGTAAAACTCATTAATGGCGTTGTAGTTGAGTGAGTGCTGATGTTAGCACCATCTTCAAGCAGATATGATGCCGTGCTATCTGTCACCAACAATAGTTCTGCAATTTGACTTTGACTGGTTGCATTCTTTCCTACGACAACGTAGTTGGCCAATTGATGTGATGCGTGTGCAAATGAATCGATTACGTCATATTGAAAAGCGTCTTCTACCTTAATGTGAATTCTAAATGCGTTGACAGTGGTGCTTCCACCTGCAGTCGATGCCGCACTTAGAGTAACAGTGTTTGAGCCATCATGTGCCGCTGTCAAAGATAGCATCGGTGTGGCCTTCGATGACACAAAGTTTGCCTGTGCCACAAAAGCCTGTACACCATTTGTAACCACTGTGGCTTCCGTGATCTCTGCTGTGCCTTCCGAGTTGTTCCTTGCCACAATGACGTAATGGGCTCCAGTTTGGCTAGAGTCTATGAAACTGTCTACCGCGGTTGCTGAACTGGACACTGTGACGCTGTCACATAGTTTAGAATCGGCGCCTTCAGCACTTGTCTCACTGTCTGCCAATCTAATCCTATAAAATTTAACTTTGATGTCAGGTATGTTACCCGCACATCTTAATCTAAAATCACTTCCTGATAGGTCCGCAGACAATGTTATTAGAGACACGTGTGAGAAGTGTTCATTGAAAGCGGTGATATATGCATCAGTACCATCGTGAACCACTAGGCATTCAGCATTGTGAATAAATCCTGTGTTTGTTTCTTTGGCTGAGATATAATATTTTGCACCTCTGAAACTTGCATGTGCCCATGAGTCAAGGTTGTCTGTTTGCCCAACAGGTGCTTTCATGTGTATCCTGTATGCATTAACTTTAGTTGATCCACCTGATGTTGATGATGCTGAAAGTGTCACAGTCGAAGATCCGTCATGAGCCGCAGTGAGATCCAATTGATTTGTGCCTTTGGTGCTGACATATGGACCTGAAGAAACAAAAGCACCTGTTCCATTTGTGATCACATTGGCCTCTTGTATCGATGCCGCTCCTTCACTGGAGTTGTGTCCGATGATCACGTAATGGGCACCGTCGATGTCCGTGTCAACGAAAGTGTCAATAGGAGTTGCCGAACTTGAAACCGTCACGTCGCCAATTACATTTACATTGGTTCCGCCGGTTATATCTGTCTCAGCATCTGATAAAATTATCCTATAGAAAGTTATCCTTGTGTTGTCCTGTGCCACCACGCATCTTAATCTGACTTGTCCACCACTGATGTCTGCGGTTAGATCTCCATTGATTAGACTTGCACTACCGCTGAAGTGTTCGTTGTATTGATTTATGAAAGCGTTGGTTCCGTCATGCACAACCAAACACTCAACATTGCTGACTTCATTACTGTCGAGGTTGTTCAGTGATATAAAGTATTTCGCTCCTCTAAATGAACTTGCCGCAAAACTATCAATGGTCGCTGTGGAACTTGCTGGTGCTTTTAATTTGACTGCATAGGCCTGCACAGTCGATGCTCCAGACGTTGAACTTGCTTTGACACTTATAGTTCCGCTTGATATTGTTGCAGTGATTTCTAACATGTCAGTGCTCTTTGTACTGACATTTGGTCCTTGTGATACAAAAACATTTGTTCCGTCAGTCACGACTACCGCTTCGCATATGAAATTTTCGTCTGATCCCTTTTGACCAGTTATCACGTAGTGGGCCGCATCAGTTTCAGTTGACATAAATGTGTCAAAGGTTGTAGCGGCACTCGATACAATCGTGTTTCCTACAATTTTTCTTGTGCTGTCAGCGTTTGTTTCTGCTGATTCGGAATCACCGAATGCAATCAATCTGTTTACTATCACTTTCGTGCCACTGCCTGCTGTTGCCGAACCTCTTAATCTGAAAGATGTACCATTAATGTCTGCAGTTAAAGTGATAAGGCTGTTATTGCCTGTGAAAAATTCGTTGTATGTCGTTATGTATGCATTGGTTCCGTCATGTGTTACCAACGCCTCTATGTTACCCACTTCGCCTGTCGACTGATTGTTGACTGTGATGAAATATTTTGCTCCGACATGTGATCCGTGTGCTATTGCATCTAGCGTTGTCACAGTGCTGTCAATGATGTCAACGTGCATTATGTCATTTTGCAATCCTAACTCGCCGATGTATCCTGTTGAGTCGTCGTCACCCAAACCTATCCTGTAGTATGCCATTGTGTTGCTGGCTGAAACAGTGCTTCCGTCCGAATCGGTTGATCTCAATCTTACCTTGCTGGTACTGTCTCCTGAACTGACCACATCTGTTGTGTATACAGGATGTTGATCTCCCTCGTCAGTGCTTACGACTGATGAACTTGTCAAAAATGAATCCTGTAAATTATGACAAAGTGATATCTTCTGTGTTTCGAAACTGCCGTTGGCCACATCATGATTTACAACAAAGAACAACGCCCCGTCATACTGTCCAGCGGTGAACTCCGCACACGTCGTTGTGCCTGATGCTGAAAGTGTTGCGTGTGTTCCTGTTGCGGTAACATGATCAATAGTCGTTTCCTGTATTCCACCAACAGTCACCACGTCAGTGTCAGCGTTGCCGTCATCACTGGTGTAACCAGAAGAGTCATTGTCGCCGAGTCCGATCCTGTAGTACGCCATTGTATTTGAATTTGATTTTGATGAATCGTCTAGCCTTCCACCATTACCTAGTAATCTTATATTACTGCCACTAATGTCAACGTCAGTCTCGAGATGATTGTGACTTAAATCTGTCCTTGTGATCGATGATGACGTCATAAATGCATCTTGTGTACTACCATCACTCGTGGTTCCATGCATTACTGAATATTTGAAAGTTGCAAGTCCTGAGTTTTCTAAATCATTTGAAACACCTAAGAACCATGCACTATCGTAGGCAGTCTTGTCGAACTCGGCAAGTGTTCGTTGTGTGCTTAAGATAGATGTTGTTGTTCCTGTCGATGTTAATGTGTCAACTCTTGTTTCATTGTTACCACCAAATGTGACTCCGGCGTGTGTACCAATTTTTCCTGTTGTGCCGGTTGGGGTGTTTGGACCGAGGCCGATAGCGTAATACTTCAAAGAGTTGGCTACCACTGTCGAACCATCACTTTGACCAGTCGCTTTTAATTCCATAGTTGATCCATTAAGTCCAACGTCAAAGGCTGAGATATCATTCATAGCACCGGACTTAACTAGGTGACTGTCTGTAACTCCTGCCTCTAGAGTACTTCCGTCGGTAGTGATGCCATGGTTAACACTTATTTTGTTCATTATGAACTCATTGTTCGTCATGTCTTTTTGCACCATATGATAAAACACACTGTCAAAATCTGTTTTTGCAAAGGAGTTGATTACTTTCTGTGAGCTCATATCAGGACTTGCTGATCCCCTAAAAGTGTTTGTGTCAATTGTTGTTGAGGCAGTGTTGCTAACAGTCTGTGCGCCAATGACACTCTCATTGCTGTTGATTGTTGAGTCTGATTCGTTGTCTGCCAATAGAACTCTGTATAGTGTGACCCTGCAGGTTCCAGCAGTACCGTTGGCACCTCTTACCCTTACATCGCTTCCGCTAATGTCTGCTGTAAATGTCGCCAATGGTGTATTTCCTGAGTTTGTTGTAAACTGATTGTAAGTTGATATGAAAGCATCTGTGCCGTTGTGAACCACAAGAAGTTCAGCGTTCATGACTTCGTTTGTTGTTGTGTTGTTTACAGACACATAATATTTTGCACCTCTGAAACTTGCATGAGCAAAACTATCTAGTGTTGCAGTTGCACTGTCGAGGTCTGCTGTTACTTTTGTTGCAACGTTGCCGTCCGTGTATCCAGATGAATCATTGTCTCCAAGACCTATTCTAAAAAATGTAAGTGCGTTGAATGTTGATTTGGTTGAACCATCTGCCAGTGTGCCTGCTTGACCTTTAAATCTTACCTTGCTTACTGCACTTCTTATATCAGATGATGTTGCAATTATCTCATCGTTGTTCACAGTCTTCACTATCTGCGATGTACCATCAAAACCATCGAAGGTACTACCATCAGCGGTTCCTTGTCCAATGGTTGTCTTGAATCCTGCAAAAGCGATTGTGCTATCAGCAGAGTCGTATCTCTGCAAACACAAATACCATGCACTGTCATATTTTGTTTGGTCAAATTCATCTAAAATACTGTCTGACCCAGCACCTATGTTTTCATGAGCACCTGTAGCCGTATTGGCGTCAATTTCTGTCACAGTTGAAAATCCAATTGTGTTTCTTGCGTCTTGTATATCTGACTGTCCAAGCAGTAACGGAGCAGTCTCCCATGCCAACTGACCGTTTCCGTCTGTCTGTAAAAGTTGTCCTGTGCTACCATCTGAGTTTGGTAGGTTTAGTACTCCGTTGATGTTGACATATCCCGATCCACTGGCGTTGAATTCTACATTGTCATTTGACCTATTGGCCTTGATGACGTTATCTGTGATCGTAACACCGTCTGCTGTTATAGTTGTATCTGTAAACGCAATAGAAGTAAATGTACCGGCCGCTGGTGTTGTGCCACCAATAACCACATTGTCAACAGTCCCTTGGTTCATATCGATGTTTGAAACCTGCACAGAACCTGTGCCATTGGCCGAAAGAACAAAGTCATCGTTTGAACGTGTGACCTTAAGGACATTATCAGTGAAATTCATGCTTGAATCTATTGTAAGTTTAGAAACATTGACAACGCCTGTGCCGCCTGGTGATA